CTTCCGATAAATAAGTGTAATGGTCTGGTGCGTCGTTTAATGGAATATCGTCAACGGTTGTTTTTGATTCTTGGTTAGAATTGAACGCTACGATAACTTTTTGACCTTTAGAACCAGTTAATTTTCCTAGAACTTTTTGAGAAATTAAATCTTGTTGTTCTTCTGAAGGAACTCCATTATTAAAGTTAACTACTTTCGTTCCACTGAATCCGTTTTGAACTTCATTAATTAAATAGTCGCTTACTTCTTCTTCAAGAACGGCATAGGGAATTGCGCCTTGGTAGTCGGGAAAACTATAATATTTCATCGAAGGCGAATAAGGCTTAACAAATAAGATTTCAATTTTCTCTTTTGAGTAGCCAAACGCAGGAATTCGCATCGGTGGGAACTTACGTACTTCCTTCCAATTATCAGAATAATAATACCCCGTTATTTCGCCTTTATCGTTGCATTTTTCAGCGCGTAAAAGATTCACGGGTATATGGTAAGCCTTTAGTATTTTATCGTGCTTTTCATTGTAATGAATCTGCATTGCAAATTGCCCAAATAACTTACGATCAAATACCATTTTACGAACGCAATCCGAACTAAACAAGGTCATCATTTGAGCGTATTCGTTAGGTTTACGCGAAGCATCTAAGGCGCTTAAACCTTTGCCATATATCAAACGAGTAACGTTATTTATAATCGCTCCATTTGTTGTTGAGTTTGTATATCTATCTACAAGATAATCAAAGTAATCGTCATTTTCACCCCAACCTACCCAAGCATCGCGGGTATTTTCTTGAAGTACGGGTTGTTGGTATTCTGCTAATTGTAAAACGTGAACGTTATTCATACATTATAAAGTCGTTAGTTGTTTGGTTACTTATATATTGCCCGTCGTTAACCGAGAATGTGTCTATCGGTTGGTTCGTGCAAAACATACGCTCTTTTAATAGTATATTTCCTAATGCGTCTTTAATAACAACCCAATAAAATTGGTTTTCTTCAGTGGGTAAAATTCCGCTAAAATCATATACATAATCCCCCGCCGTAAACGTTCCTGCAACTACTTGAGTCGTATTCGTGTTTTCGCCCGTTAATTCCAAGGTTGCGGGAGTTCCGTAACGTGGAATAAAGTTAAATGTTTGGCTTACGTTAGATTCGTTAACTACTATCATATTTATATAACTCCTATTCCGTGTTTTTGTGCATAAAAAAAGGGGTGTTTCCACCCCCTTAACGTTATGAAACAAAGTTCTTAGTTAGTAACTACCGTAGGGTTACCCAATAAAGCAACTAATGCAGGTTCGTCGCTACAATCTAGGAAATTGGCAGGAACTGCCTCTTGCCCCGTGAAAGTAAGTTGATAACCATTGTAGTCCCCCAACTGCGTTCCGCTATTGATAGAACCCGCAGTAACATCCATTCCGCGAACTAATCCCGCAATAAAGAATTGGTTAGCGTTTGTTTGAACGATAATGTTCGGACGTCCGTAAGCCAATAACTTAACTTGCTTGTGAGCAATCGCATCTTGTCTTTTTAATTGTACCGTTAACACTTGTTCGAAGAATGTAGTTCCGTTATCACGTGAACTTGTAATCGTAGTGTCAAAAGTGTTAGCACCTTTTAATTCAAATTTGTAAATTGAACTTAAAGCGGGTAAAGAAATACCCGTAATTACGTCTTCTAAGCCTGGCGCAATGTCGTAAGTAACATCGGTATAAGGGTCGTAAAGTCCGTAGTTAAGAACATAAATAGCTTGGATTCCCGAAATTGAATCCTTACATTGCTCTAATCTTCCGTGTGAAATATCGCAGCTCATTTTATTTTATTTTTTTAATGTTTAACAAAAAAAGGGTGGCAGTTTAATCCACCACCCCTTTATATTTTGGTTAGGTTGATTATCCGTAAATTACGATGTCTTCAATAACTCCGTACTGAGTACCTGCCGCCATTCGCATAACTACACGAACGTTGTCATCTCCTAAAGTAGCGCTTGTATCAATTACTCTAACTTCTTGAGTGTCGCTTAACAAAGAACAACCGAAATACAAGTTAGAAGTAGTTGTAGCCATCATTGAAGAAGTTGGTAATCCGTTAGCCATAAATAATGGAAGACCATTAAATGTAACCATTCCGTTGTTATACCACATTGTTCCTTTAGCGTCAACACCACTATTTGAAGTAGCCAATGCAGAGAAACCACCTAATGCAGCAACGTATGCTTTAAGCACGTCTTGAGAAACGTAGATTTTCAAATCCGCTTTTCCGTAAAGAGTAGCAGGAATTGCGTTGTAAACTGATTGTAATGCAGGGATAACGTTACCCGCGTTGATAGCACCACCCGCGATATTTTGAGCGATTGGTAAGTTAGGGTCTGCTTGAGCAGTTGTAAACAACCCGTCAAATTGTCCACTTACTGCGGAAGAACCTTGCCAAATAGAAATCTCGTTAGCAGCGGCTACTTTTTCAGCAGCGTAAGCGATTAAATAATCAGAAAAAGATTTAGGTAAAGTGTCGAAAGAAGAATATCCCATTTCGATAGATTGCCAAGTTGAGTGAAATTCTGATTTACAAAAAGTCATATTCACTTGAAGGTCTTTAACTTGAAGTACACGCTCGGTTAAGTCAACCGTTCCAACAGGAGTAAAGTCGCAAGATGCGTCCTTCAAAAAATCCGTTGTCTCAAGTCGTTGAATAACTGCCTTGTATTTCACATTAGGCATAACGGTAACACCGCCGCCTTCGATTGTTGGTGCGCTTAATAAAGCCGCAGATACGTACTTACCTGCCCATTGACCAGCGTAAGAAGTAGTAATTGTTGGATTAGCCATTTTTTTTTAATTTAATTATTTATACATTTTGTTAAGTACGGAATCCATAATTCCGCGTGGTGCTTTTTTACCGATTTTAGTGAACTCGGTTTTAGCTTCATTCTCGGGGTTAAAAGAAATTGGAGCGGGTGTTTCCATAAGTTCGGTTGCTTCTAATGCAACTTCGTCAACTTTGGTTAACTTCGCTAACTCAACTTTTAACGCTTCGTTTTCTTCTTTAAGTTTTTCCATTTCGCTAAAGAATGTTTCTTTAACGATCGATTCGATAGTTTTTTTAGGAGTAGATACAGGAGCGCTCATTTCTTCTTCGGGCATCGGCTCGGTAGTTTCTTCTTTTACTTCTTCTTCAACTTCTTCTACTTCTTCTTCCTTTTCTTTAACTTCGGAAATAATACCTTCTTCAACGATAACAAGAATTCTTCCGTCTTCTAATTCGTATTCTCCAACGGGAACGGCTATCTTTTGTTCGTCTTCAGTTACGACAAAAACTTCTTTTCCTGCCTCAAACGAATCCGCTTCGATTTTGGTAACTCCATCGCCCATAAGCATTTGTTCTAACTTAATTTCGTTAGATAACAACGCTTTGATTTTTTCAAGTAGTGTGCTATTTTTCATTTGTGTTTATTTAGATATTTACTTTATTAGACGTTAATTTTTTATTGTATGCGTCTATCTCTTTTATAGCTATTGAAATAGTTTCTTTTTTGTTTTTAATTACGTTAGACGGCTCAACTCCTAAATCTTTAGACATTTGCTCAATTTCTTGATAAATTGCATTTGCTCTTAAAAATTTTTGTCCCGCTTGATTTAATACATTTTGAATTGACTTAGCTAATTCATTGTAATTGATTATATTTGTTTCTGCCTTTGCTTGCATATCTAATGCTTCATTATATGCTTTTTCAAAATCAGTTACTATGCTCAACTCAACTTCGTGTGTACCTAACTCAACTTTTTTAGCTTGGATTTCGTCCGCCTTGTTGATTTTGTCTAAAATTGTTTTCATATTATTATAATTAAAGGTTAAAAGTTTTGTTGCATTTTGTTACGGCTTCGGATACCAAAGCGGGGGTGGTGGAACGGGGTTCGGTGGCGTTACGTCGCTTCCGATTCCTTGGTTTTGTAGTTCGCCAGTGCAACACTTTGAGTTATAGGTATTGTCTTTGCATAAACAACCACGCTTACCACCACGTGGACTATTTCTTATTTCTTGTCTTCTTGCTTTCATCCTTGACCTCGGTTTAGTTTTTTATAATTCTTTGACGTTTTAAGTTGGCTCGTTTTTGATTTAGCGTGTACGTTAGGACGCTTAATCTTCGGCTTTTGAACGTGGTTAGAAGTTGCAACTTGTTTAGCCATTTATAACTTTACATTTTTAGGAGAAACACTTTTACTATAACTCAAAAGGTCTTCTATTCTTTTCATTGTTGAGTCAATATTTTTAGGATAATCAAACCCTAATTCCGACGCTTTGTTAACTATTTCCGTATATGCTTTTGTGGTTCTATTGTAGCCTGCATTAATATCTTCAATTCGTATTTGTATAGTTTTCAAATTAGTTTCCAAAGATTTCTTTTGGTTTTCTAAATCATTTTTTAATTTAAAGTATTGATTTAATTTACCTTCTAATTCCGAACCTTCTTTTTTTAGTAAATCTCCATTAACTATCGTTTTATTTGCTGCTTCCGTAAAATCGCTAATTACACTTAAATTAACTTCGTGTTTTTCTAGATTTGTTTTTTCGATTGCTTCGATTTTTCCTAACTTGTTTAGGATTGTGTTTAGATTGCTCATTTTATTTATTTTTAATTTGTTCTAATTTACGTTGCGCCCATTCTATACCTTCGTCTCCACCCCAAGCTAACCAAGCCAACCTTCCGCAACCGTCTCCCAATTCTTTTTTAGAGTTTTGTCGGTGGCGTTCAAAACTTGCCATTCGTGAAATCGTTTCTTCCGAAATCGGTTCGTTATTTGCTAATTGATTAGCGCGTTGTTTTCCCGTTGCTTCTAGACAATCCCCCCAACCATTTTCTTCGGCGTATCTAATTGCGATCTTTGCGTTTTCAATTGCTTGTTTAGGGTAGTCCGTGTAAGATTCTAATTCGATTCCAAGTAATTTTTTAAGTTCCATTATTACCTCGGTGGCTTCGTCTTCTTCGCTACTCATTTCGAATTTATCAGCGAAGTAACCTTCTATCGAGAATCCTTTTACTTTGCCTTCTTTAACATCGTTCCAAACTTCGTCGTTGTTTACTTTCATCGAAATCATCCAAGTTCCTTTAGGAAGTGAGAATCCGTAAAGGTTTGATTTGTCCTTCTTTTCGTCTTCGATTATCCAAGATTCAACCACGCTTAAACCTTTGAGTTTTTTTTCGTGTTCGTAGGTAGCGTTGTTTTGATTTGAGCGCATTAAAAACAATTCACTTGCTTTTCGGATAGTATCTTCGGAAAAGTAAATATAGTATTCTTCGTTCTTTGCGTTGCGTCGGTAAATTTGTTTATTTGGAACTAAAGCCGCACCCATAAGAATCCTTTTCTCCGTGTCGATTTCTTTGAGCTCTATTTCGTGTTTATTTAAGGCTACAAAGTTTTCTTCGATTGCAGGAGAATGAACAACGCTTACTGCGTCTATTCCGCTTTGTTCATCGTTATCGTCTATTATCAATTCAATGATTCTCATAACTTAATAATTTAATTTGTTTTAAAGTGTTGCGTTTTGTATTCGGTTACGGTCTAAACTTTGTGCCGTTGTTACTTGTCCGCTCACTACGTAGGCTTGTGTCGGTTGTTGTTGAAGTTGCGCAAGTTGGTTTAGTCCGTTATTGCCTACGACATTAAACGAAGGCGCTTGAGTTCCCCCCGACATTCCACCACCTACCGAACCACCACCACCACTACCACCCGCACCAGTAGAACCACCACCTTCGAACTTTTGTGTAGCAATTTTAGCAACGTTAACTAATCCCGAAGCAATAGCTAACCCCGCCGCAACTGCGCCACGAACGGGTGAAGAAGGGTCGGGAACGGGAGTAAACTGCGATAAATAAGCCGCGTTTGCGCTTGTGTAAGTGTCAACCAATGCAGTCGCTATATTTGCCGCTTTTTTAATTGCGAAGGCGCGTTTAGCCTGTTTCTCGGATTTCTTACCAAACATTTCCGTAATATCAGAAATAATACTTAGTCCTTGTTTAGTAAAATCAGCGTTTCTTTGGATTGCTTCTTGTCTTCGCGCTTTGTCTTCGTCGTCAAATTTTTTGTTAGTATCGGCAATTTGTTTACCGTACTTTTCTTCCATTAACGCTTTTTGCTTTTGGTAATCTTCTTCGCTTATTGCTTTTGCGTCTAACTGATTATTCAAAGCAAGTAATTCAGAATCGTAAGCCAGGTCGATAACCTCAAGTTCTTTAGCGCGTCCGTCTTTCATTCCGTCTATTCGTAATTGACGGGCGTTCTTTTCTACTTCATACGCCGCCATATCCGCTTCGCGCATTTTTTGTAAAAGTTCCGCATCTTTTTCGGCTTGTGCTTGTTTTTCTAAATCGTTGTATTTTTTAGTTATATCTATTTGGTCCTGTTGGTATTTTTTGGTTAACTCCGTTGTATCTTGTCCCGCCTTATCTGCTAGGGCGCTCATTTCGTCGTATTTATTCGCAAGTTCTTGGAGTTCTTTTTCTTTAGCGTCGGTTATTTTTGCTTGTCTTTCGGCTTCAAGTGCGTTTAGATATTCAGTCATTGACATATCCGCTTCTTTTTGGTTTTTAGCTTGTGTTGCTGACGAACCTTTTTTCAAGTCTTGTATTTGTAGTTCAGCGCCATCAATTTCGCTTTTAGTTTTTTCTAAACCTTTTCGCATTTCTTTAATAGCCGCGTCTGATTCTTTAGCTATTCCTTCGGGGTCGAAAACCATTTTGGATAATCCTCCCGCTGCGTATTGTCGGAATTCAGTTAAATAACTATTTATAGTTTTATATTTTATTTCATCTGCGCCAACCGCTCGTAATCCTGCGTTTACCGTTAACATAGTGGCGTCAACTAATCCGCCTAAAATTCTAAACGGAATCATTATAGCTTCTATCTGCAAAGTAAGATAACCTTCTACCAAACTTTTATTTCGCTTAGCCGCGTCTACTTCTAATTTCTTTTTCTTTTCAGCTAACGCAATTTCTTCTTCTTCTTCTTTGGCTAAAACTTTTAATTTACCTTGTCGGATTTTTAAAATATCTTCTTCAGATTTTCCTTGAAGTCGTAGCGAGTTTTCTTGAAGGTCTAATAATTCTACTTCGCTTTGTGCGTTTTCGACTTGTTGATGCGATAACGCTAAATTCTTTTCGAATTCTGCGCTTACTCCACCAACTGCGGCTTTAATATCGTCCCAATAAGCTACAACCGTACCAAGTGCTACGACAAGTAAACCAATTCCCGTTGCGGCAAGTGCGCCTTTAACGCCATTTAATGAGACCTTAGCCGTTGCGCTCATTGCCTTAAAAGATACACCCGTAGCGACGTTTGCGGCTGCTTGTGCTTCGGTGGCTGCTATGTTTGCCGCAGTAGACGCAGTTTGCTCTGCGGTTGCTACTGCATCCGCTTCCTTGGTTGCAACCAATACGCCTAACTTTATTAAAGCATCCTTAATGGTAGCGCCTAATTGCTTAAATGAATCTTTGGCTTCAAGTACACCTTGTAAACCTTGAGACAAAGCCATAGCGCTTTGAACCTTAAGCATAGTTTCTTCTATTGCTTGACCTTCAACGCCAACTAAACCCATTGCACCTTGAACTGCGGAAAACCCGTCAAGAACCCCACCGAACGACTTACTTAACGCATCAAATTTAGCGTCGGGATTAAATGATTTTACTAAGTCGTTAGTAAATCCGATTTGGTCTTTTAATTCGGCGGCGGCTTTAGCTGCGGCTATCGCTTCGTCCGAAGTTTCTCCGTATGCTGCGGAAACCTTTTGTAATTCTACAACGGCTTCTTTATATTGTTGTTTAAGCGTTTTAGAGTTGTCTTGTATCTCTAATTCAATAGTTCTTTTTTCTGCCATTTCTCTTTTGTCTTTGTATTTTAAACTCCCTAATCGCTTGTTTGTAGTTCGCAACCACACCCGTGTGTAGTTGGTATTTACCTTTTGCGATTTCTATGTATTCGTGTTCGCCTACAAAATCCGCTACTTGTAAAAGGCTAA